AGGTTCATCTGCCACATATAAAATTGCCGCATTTCAGCATCAGACCAAGGGGATGGTCAATTGGTGACCTTCTGCATGGTGAAATCCCATCACTTGGAATCAATTGGTATAAGAAGGGCGGTATATTCCAGAGCCCTTCCGTCATCGGTGTCGGCGAAAAAGGACCCGAGGCGGTCCTGCCGATCGAGAAGCTGAACGCGATGATGGCGGCCATGGCCGATTCCATCGTGAACGGGATCAGCACGACGATGGCGCTGCAGGGTGCAGGAAACGGCGGAGAGGTCAAGATCGTGAACTATTTATATCCGAATGGTCCCGCTATGGGCGAGCAGACCGTTAAGATGTATGACCAATACAAGAGGATTTTAGGATGATTGGAATTTTTAACACGATAACAATAAATGACAATGAAATTTTCAGAGGCAATGACTTCACGTTAGAACGTGAATGGATTTATGCCGCCGAAATCGAAACTTGCACCGGCAAAAGGTGCGCAGACATTGTTGGTTGGCGGTATAAAGATCTTACCATTGAATGGGACGCATTGCCGCAAGACCAGCTGCAAGACATCCTTGCGCTGGATGGGGCAGAAGTCGAAATGACCTTTAGTGATGAATCTAATACAAGTGTTACAGAATCGGTTATACCATTGGTTACAAAAGCGACAGTGACACGTTATACAGGCCCTGACGGAAACATACTGTGGAAGGGCATTGGCTTACAGGTAAGATTCATCAACGCGCACAATTAGGAGGTCATCATGAGTCAGATTGACATTCAAAACGCGAAACAGATCCGCGACCCGATGACCGTCCTGATCTCGATGGAAGTTCCGGAGGACGTCGCTGTTACGTATTCGGATTTTCAAAACGTAAAAATCGAGGACGCCCAGCTCGGACAGAGAGCGTGGCCGATGCGACAGCTGGCGGACCTGCAGGGCGACGGGTTCGCTCTGGACGGTTCCCGTTCGCTTTACGATCCGAGCGTTACCGCATCAGCGGCAAACGGGAAAATCGGAATCCGGGGCGACGTGGGCGAGGACGTAACGTTCACGGTTTCGGGCGATTCGAACATCAACGGATTGAGTTTAGCGGCTACCGGAACGGACCGGGTGCTGTTTAACGGCCAGACGGCGACATTCTCGGACGGGCAGGTCATCATCCCGGTCGGTTCGGACAGCATCACGCTGACATTCCCGGCAGAGGAGACGGACCGGCGCGTCGAGGTTTCCTTCACGCTTCCGGGTACGTCGCTGAAGGTAACCAACGATTCAATAATCAGCTGCATCGTTTCGCTGCGTTCGGATCTATCCATCGAAGACCCGACGCTTCCGGAATCAGAGCTGAACGTCGACATATACAACGACGTGGACATATCGGAGGCGGTCGCTTCCATCCCGGACGATTCGCCGCTCATCTATTCGGCAGGCTATCCGGGAGACATGAGCCCGGACCGGAAGTTCTACGTCGCCGGTCAAATGACATGGGCCGACAACGTGTTGAGCATCCACGCGGTCGACGCGGTGCATTTTTTGGATGTTGAAATAAACAAGAGGATAAGCAGTGCTTACGGGACAATATTAGAGCCGACGATTTCCTATTTTACGGCGATGGTCGCGTCTGCAATAGAAAATGCTGGAGTAGTTTTTTCGAGCGCGATTCGTGGCTATTGGCAGGCCAGAACACAAACACCGGTGTGGCAGAATTACGCCGAGCAGGTAGTAACCGAAGGCGGGTCACTGAGAGACTTAATCGCTTTTGCAATGAACGTTTTGAGAGTTAAAAACATCCCAAACGAGGCAACGGCAACAGCAACACCCGGCACAACGCACAATTTTTTATTTACGTACGTTGACGCCGGGATGCCTATGCTGCGAACTGATAACATCATCGACGCCTGGATTATACCGGAGAACGATTGTGGGAACGTCCAGAAGAGCGTTGAACCTATAATAACAACCCTAAATGTCAAGCACAAAACTGAAAAACATACAAATTATTCTTATACAAGCGTCGCAGGCAAAGCGGGAAGTGTTTCCTTGTATAAAGGCGGTTCCGCATTTATTAACGTAGAAGCGCCGATCGTTTCTGGCATGGCCTTTGGGCTTAAGGATCTAAAACTTGAACAAACAATATATGGGTACAACGTGCCACTAATCCCAGCAAATGAGAATGGTGCCACACGTTCCTCTCCTAAAGAAGAATATGTACGGCTGACCCGGGTCAACGGAGCGTCCAGCAGATACGCCGCCGGCTATCAGGTTATTGACGAGAACACATCACAAAAATTAGTTGATAGGGAGAACGGCTCTATCATATATACGCAAATAGTGCCGTGGAATGCCCGCTATTCAGACGATGGTTATTGGCCAAAAAAAATAAACTCTATGGAAAAAATGTGGGACTTGCTTAAGTCGAACGGCTACATAGAGGGCGACGATGAGACATTCGATTTAGATGTCTTCGGGAACATTTGCGAATTAGGGGATGACCCGCTTAGTTTTTCAAGCAATAGGACAGGCGGTGTTTTGGAAATGGAGGAGCTCATCCATGGAAGAATTACGATATCAACACAGGAGCATGTCGCGATTGGGGAGATATATCCACAAATGGCCTATGAATCCCTTCTCCAGCGTTCCAACGTAACCGGCTCGTTCACATGGAAGGGCGACCCGCGGATGCAGCCGAGAGACGTGGTCGAGTTCCATCGGCTGGACGGGACCGTGGAAGAAATCACGCTGGAAAACATCACGCTGCACCACGAAGGCGGCGGAACCTACGCAGAAATAACATACCGGAAGGGGGTCTGCTGATATGGCATGGGTTACACCAGTAACGGACCGGACGGACGGTTCGGCGATGATGACGGCGACGGACATGGACCGGATAACGGGAAACATCGCCTATTTGTTCGATTATGCAACGCAGGAAGGTCACGCACCGGAAGGTTCGACGGTCACCAAAACGAGCTGGACCATCAACGACATCATCGAGCGGAGTTTCTGGGAGGCGATGTTGACCACGCTATCGAACATATGCGAGGCGGTCGAGTACGTTCCGGAGACGGACCCGACGAACGCGATGGAGTTCGAGAACATCAACAACGTTGAGACCATCTCGCGAAACCTTTATTACATAATTCAGAACATCCAATATCAGGCAAACAATAACCACTGGGTCGGCGATGACATTTACACCGGCGACGATATAAACGCAGGAGGTACTTATAACAATGGCTAATTTTTTTACTGACAGATCCGTCGAGTTCCCTGGACGGTACAGACTGACCCCGACCGAGGACACGAACGTCTTCGATCTGGTACGGCAGGAGGGGACCATCTACAACGCAGGAACACCGTTAAATGCTGAGCACCTTAACGGGGCCATGCAGGAGGTCATCGATCAGATCCCGGCGGCGAACGTGTTTATCGCAGAGAAGGACACAACGACCTACGCGGAGGTCACGGCGGCGCTAAATGCCGGGATGGTCGTATTTGCGACCGTCTCGAACAGCTACGGAACGTTCAACGTTTATCCGTTTGCCTTCGCAAATGCTACCGAATACCATTTTATCAAAGTCGATGGCCCAGCATCCGCTCCGCAGTTCAAGGAGCTTGTCCTGAACAGTTCGAACACCTGGGCCACCGGACAAACGGCAATCAGTAACAATCAGTTTATAATCGGCGGGCTTAAAATGTGCTGGGGGCAAGTATCATTGTCTACCCTTGCCGGGAATTCATACGCAGACATTACGGCGGATTTCCCGTCGGTGTTTTCGGCGGCACCAAACGTTATGGTTTGCCAGGTATCGGTGTCAGTCGCCTCAGCCTATGCAGCAATCGAGGTTGCCGTCAATAACGTAACAACGAGCAAGGCAACGTTTAGATTTTTCAACAATTCAGGAACGAGCAGAGTTCCGATTGCTAACTGGTTGGCCATTGGACCGGCATAAGAAGGGAAGGCGATTAACATGAGAAACAAATTCATAAAAGCGACACTGATCCGGGCGATCCGGACCATGTGTCAGACAGCCGTGGCGACTATTGGCACATCTTTTGTTTTATCGGATGTCAATTGGTGGATGGTAGCGAGTGCGTCACTTCTTGCAGGCATCTTATCTGTTTTAACGTCTGTAGCAACAGGATTGCCGGAAGTGGACGCAGAAAACAGCTTATATATGTACTACGATGAACCAATTGACAGTGAGGTGCAAGAAGATGATAAGT